AAGCTCAGGCGAAGTCTACTTATATAATACTAGTACAGGTGCACTAGAAAGAACATTTACAAATCCAAATGCGTATAATACAACTACTAACGATTTCTTTGGTTATTCGGTTGGGTTGTCTGACAGTTATTTAATTGTAGGTGCTATTTTTGAAGATTCTTCAGGTGGCAATAGTTCAGGTAAAGCATATGTATTTAATTTAAGCGATGGATCTCTTAAATATACACTAAACAATCCAAATACATACGGAACAGAAGAAAGCGACCATTTCGGAAATTCAGTTGCTATAACTGACAATTATGCAATAGTTGGTGCTTACTTCGAAGATTCAGGCACATTTGGTCAAGAAACAGGTGCAGCATATATATTTGACATGAGTGATGGATCAGTTGCATATACACTTACTAACCCAGATAGCGAGCCAGGCACACAAGATTGGTTTGGTTTTTCTGTTAGTATAAATCAACACTATGCTGCCGTTGGAGCACCATTAGAATCGTATGATATCAGTGCTACAAATACTGGAGGTAAAGCGTATCTTTATAGACTTGATACAGGTGCATTATTACACACTATTGATAACCCCGGGTCAAATGCAACATATAATGCAAATGACCAGTTTGGTTGGGATATATCATTAACAAATAAACATTTGATTGTAGGTGCTAACCAAGCATCAACAGTCGACGACAGTGGAACAAATACAAATGCTGGTAAAGTTGATGTATTTAATCTCCGAGACGGTACACATCTTTATACTCTGGAAAATCGTCCATTTGGCGGCATAAATGATTATTTTGGCGATACTGTAGATGGATCAGACAACTTCTTAATTGCAGGTACAAGAGACTTAGATGGTACGAATAATGGTGGTGCATACATTTATAATATTAACAGTGGCGATTATATAACAACGTTAAGTAATCCAAATACATACAACGGACCCGACGGTGATAGATTTGGATCTACAGTCGCTATTTTAGATGATGGAACTGCAGCAGTTGGCGCTTGGGGTGAAGATACTGCATCTACTACTGATAGCGGTGCACTCTACATTTATAGTTCAACTTATCCAGTGTCAACAGGAGCATACACATATAAAGCTATAGGTGATCGTGGACTTATTGCTGGTGCAATAAACGCTACATATGATTATAAAATACAATATTTTGATATAACAACATTGGGCAATGCAGCTGACTTTGGAACAAGATATCCAGGCTCAGGTTATTCAGCATCTTTATCTAATGCAATACGTGGCATGTGGGCAGGCGGGACCACAGCTACAGAAACCGGCGGTGGTTACAATGCTACATATTGGGTTACAATATCTAGTTTAGGTAATGCATACATGTGGACTACTTTACTAGAATCAACTGCATATAGTGCTGGAGTTTGCGACGGCGACAGAGGTGTAATTTTTGGAGGACCTGAGAATTTTGATGATTATAGTAATATTATGCAATATATTTCAATGTCTATTGCTTCATATCAGGGATACGATTTTGGAAATCTTACGTATGCTGTATCACAAACAGCAGGCGTAGGAGATAACACATATGGTATTAAGGCAGGCGGTTACTACACTACTTCATATACTCGTCGAATTGAAATGGAGAAATTCACTATTCAAACTACCGGTGGTGCTGCATACTTAGGCGATTTAACAGAAGCTAGAAGAAAACTAACTGGGACAAGTAATGGGACACGAGGACTATTTGCAGGCGGCGAAAATTTCGGCTCAGTAAGCACTATAGATTATATAACTATTGCAACAGACACTAATGCAACCGACTTTGGTGATTTATCTTCTGCTTTACGAGGAGTATCTGCATGTTCAAATGAAACAAGAGCAGTATTTGGCGGCGGATATGATGGTAGTTCTGGTAGTACTGCTTTACAATATGTAAGTTACGACACGCCAGGAACTGCTACGAGTTTTGGTAGTTTAGTAGCAGGAACAAATAATCAAGGCGGGTCCGGGCTATCAGGCAATGCTGCATAAAAATAAATACAAGTAGATAGGATTATAGATGGCCACTGGTAACACTAAAATAACTGCAGTACCGTACTTTTACGATAGACAATTACGCAGATACATTCAGCAATTTATTAGAATCTTTGCTGGATTTCAAATTGCTATGAGTACAGATCAAAACGGTAATACCAAGTATCAAACTGTTCCAGTACGTTACGGTGATGTGAATCGTATGGCAGCACACATTGTAAAAGAAAACAGTGAAAATATGCTTAACAGTGTTCCGTTTATCAGTTGCTATGTTACTGGACTAGAACTTGCTCCACAAAACAGAACATATCCACAGTTCGAAGAAAACGTACCTGTGTACGAAAAAAAGTATAACGAAGAAACAAGTAACTACGAAAATGAAATAGGTAATGTGTACACTATCAAAAGACACCAACCTGTTCCATACATACTTACAATGCAGTGCGATTTGTGGACAAGTAATACAGAACAAAAATTACAATTGTTAGAACAAATACTTGTATTGTTTAATCCAACACTTAACATTCACACAACAAACAACCCACTAGACTGGAGTAGTTTAAGTTATGTTGAACTGTTAAGTAGTACGTGGAGCATACGTAGTATTCCAGGTGGCGTAGATGATATCATTGATATTAGTAGTTTAACATTTGAAATGCCAGTACTAATTAACCCACCTGCAAAAGTTATGCGTAACACAGTTATTCATACTATTATTGATAACATAGATGAAGTTACAGATCAAGACTTGGATAGTTTACGTGCTGGAGGAAGTTATACTCCAATCTTTACAAGTTATGCAGTTGTAACACTTGAAAACTTTAAAATGAAATTCGAAGTAGATGACAGTGGAAATGCTACTGCTAGCCTTAGACATCGTAACACAAGCAACACAGACGACAACGGAGGTATATTAGACTGGCAACAAGAACTACTTCCATACGGCGAACTACGTGATGGTATTACACAAATTAGATTAAAGCAAACTGCTGATCCAGGAGACACAAGTAAAGATATTATTGGCACTATTTACAAAACTACAGATCCAAATATACTTAAAGTTGTATTAGATACTGATACATTACCTGCAAACACAGAAGATGCAGTTGATGCAGTAATCGATCCTACATTCAACTATCCAGGAGACGGAACATTAACTGCCGCTGCTAATGGAGATAGATATTTGCTACTAGCAGATATTCCAAGCGGAAGCGGATGGGCAAGCAGTTCAGCAAAAGCAAACGATATTATTCAGTATGACAGTTCTACTGGACAGTGGAACATTACATTTGACAGTGATGTTATAACTGCTGAACAATTTACAACAAATATAACAACTCAGGACAAACTCAAATGGACTGGCTCACAGTGGGTCAACGCATTTGAAGGAACATACAACCCAGGATACTGGCGAATTTACTTATGATAACAGCAAGCGGTTGCTGCTTTTTAGCACTTAATACAGGACGCATAATGCTACAACAACGTAGCAAGGAAGTTTCACATCCTCTTACTTGGAGTTTTTGGGGAGGTAAAAGTGAACACAATGAACGTCCAGTAGAAACATTGTTACGTGAATGTGAAGAAGAAATGGGTAAACTGCCAAGTTTAGAAAAAGTTTATCCTATACATACATTTTTAAGTGAAGATAAAAAGTTTACATATCATACATATGTTATTACAGTGTATGAAGAATTCATTCCTAACACAAACGGAGAAAGTGCCGGATACGCATGGGTTGAACTAAATGGTTGGCCAAAGCCTTTACATAGAGGCGCACGTGTTGTATTAGAAAAACCTGATATGATTGATAAGATTAAAACTATTTGGGATAATGCAAAGGATTCAGAAGACTTATCAAACTGGTTAGATAGTTTTTAAAAACTGCTATCAATTGCAGAGCGTATCCATGTATCTGTAGCAACACAGATATAAACATATGACGCATCGTATGCTATTTGCCCTTTAGTGCCTGTGTCAGTACTACTACTAGGTACTGTTGTTGTAACACTTGCAACACTACCTGTTCCGACAAAACTTCCAGTTACTTCTACATTACCTGTTTTAGTAATATCAACAACAGGTGTGCCATTATTTGTTATTTGTACACCAGTTGCGTTTTGTTCAAGTTCTATGTTGAAACGGTTTGCTGTTCTATCATAAAACATTTTCACATCATTAGCATCACCGAACTCTAATGTTACACTATCTGCAATTAGTTTCTTAGAAAATAATGTTGTATCTATTGGTGTAAAAGTAAATTGTCCTTTATTTAAACCACTGCCAGCATAAGTTAAATTACCATTCGGATAGTTTACAGAATCAGGTGCTTGAACGATAAGTGTTAAGTCTCCATATCCTAATACACCTCCTGTTGCTGTACTTGCATTATCTGTTGCAGGTTGCCATAATCCAGTGGTACTATTATATTTTAGTACTTGTCCTTCGCCAGGCATTGTATTATCTACATTTGTCAGATCTCCTAAGTCTACAGGTATAGTAGGTGTGTTTAGTAAATCGCTATAATCACCTGTGCTTGAAACAGTTGCAAGTGTAGGTTTGTTTAATAAATCTCCGTAATCACCACTAAGTGCAACTGCACTTAAACTAGAAACATGTGTATTGAAACTGTTAGTTAGTGTTGTTAGCCCAGACTGTGTTGCATAAGAACTTAGATCTGGAGGTGTATAACTGAATATGCCAGTTGTATTATCGTAAGTTAAATTTGATGTGCCTACAGAATTTACTGTAACACTGAGATCGGTAAGTCCAAGTACATTAGTGTTCACACTACTTACAATACCAGGTGCAAGCGGAACCCACACACTGTTACTATACATATATAGATTTAAACTGTCGCTGTCAACCCATAAATCACCTTCTTTTACACCACTAGTAGGAACAGTTGCACTTGTTACAATAGCAGTTGCTATGCGTTTATCAGGATCGACATTATTTGGATCTACAATATAAGCATCTGTTGATATGTTTATTGTTTCAACATTTATAGTAGTAGACTCTAGTTCGTTTACAATAAAATCTCCAACATTGCCACTAGCAACGTCATTTGTGATTGTAGCATCTGGTATCATTGTAAACTTTTGTGCACTGTCATCCCATCCGAAAAATCCAGTCTTAGCACTAGTACCATCATGATATTCAAATGCTACGCCTCTATCTTTATTATCATCAACAGTAAGAGGAGTACCATCTGCATTGCCACCAATAAACATAACAGGGTCAACAATACTAGTTGTTGTACTGTTTACAGTTGTGGTTGTACCTTGTACAGTTAAGTCTCCAGATATAGTAGCATTGCCGCCTATACTTACATCGCCACTATATGTAGCGTCTACAGCATCAGTTATTGTTCCATTGGTAATAGATAGTGTGCCGTCTGTTACAGTACCGCCTGTTATAGTTCCTGTTACAACGGCTGTTGCGCCAGTTATGTTACCATTACTAATTGTCAGTACACCATCAGTAAATGCATTTGCAGTAATAGTATTGCTTGCTATTATACCAACTACTCCAGAGATACTTCCAGAACTAATAGTAAGAGTTCCGTCTGTTATAGTGCCGCCGTTTACATTTCCAGTTAAATCTCCAGTTACATTACCTGTTAAATTTCCAGTTACATTACCTGTTACATTACCTGTTAGATTTCCAGTAACATCACCTGTTAAGTTTCCTGCAAATGTACTAGACAGTGTAGTTCCATCAAATGTTAAGTTGGCACTATCTTGTAATTCGCCACTTGTGCCAGAATACACAACACGAGTATCTGTTAAGTCTGTTATGCTTGCACTTGCTAGTGTAGCAGATACAGTAACATCTAGTGTATTACTAATTTCAACATCTGCTACTGTAATTTTACTAGTATCAAATGCAGTACTATCAAGTGTTGCACTTAATGCATTAGCAGTATAAAAGTAAATTGTATCTTCATCTGATCCGGTAGCAGTTTCATATTTAATGTAAGTATCTTTATCTAAGTCGCTACCGTTTAAATCAGTCCAATTTGAACCATCTGATATTTCAATTCCACGTGTTGAAGTATTATATCTTAACTGCCCAGGAATATTAATATTTGGTCTTTGACTAGAATTGCCGACGGGTATAACTAGAGCACCGGTCCCTGTTATTGTTAATATGTTAGAAGATGTACTAATTCCATCTCTACTATGATTTAAATTAATCGACATTATACTCTTTCTAAGTTAATATTCTTATTTGTGCTGAACTATTAAACGGATTAAACATGAATTTTTCTTCACCGCCGTAAATACTTCTAGTGTCATTATAATTAGCATCGCCTGTACCTAAATACATGACATTATTTGTACATTTACTTAACATAAAACTTTTTAGTTGTTGTGGTGTTGCATGTGGATTTAGCTGTAACATCAATGCACCTAGTCCGCACACTTGCGGAGATGCCATACTAGTTCCTGAAATATTAGCAATTTTATAAGATTCATTTAACGGATAATTTCCTCCGTTCATTTCATTTATCGAACTAGTTGTACTCATTATATCTGTTCCGGGCGCATAAATGTTAACACCTGACCCAGAACAACTCGAACTTGCTTTTTGTTCGAGTCCTGAAGAATGCACGTCACTATCTATGTTTCCAACAATAAATGCTTCGTCGTCATATGGGCTACTACCACGATGATAATATTCGTTATAACCTCTGCCAAAGTTTGCATTATTATCATAGTCAACTCCGCCTGCTGCTTCTATCTTATAATAACTGTTTCCTGCAGCAATACAAATATGGATACCTTCGTCAATCATTTCTTGTACATCTGCATCAACACTTGCTACTCTAACTGGAATACGTCTTCCGAAAAAACTAACAGGAGGAACAATTCCAGTTTCATGCCATAATTCTGTTGAACTATTGTGAGTAGGATCTGAATAGTTCCAACTTGAACCTCTATAAGTACCAGTCGATGGTGTACTTCTATATCCGCCATATCCCCAACTCATGTTGACAATTGTAGGTCTTTTATAACCTGTTGCAGGATTTACAGGTTTATTTCGATGCCACAACTTGATTACATCAAAACAATCAGATACAGGTATTCCATTACCCGGATCTGAACTTCCTTGTAGTCCGTCAACTTTAACAGCATAAATTCTAGCATCCTTTGCCCAACCATAAGTTTTACCTACTGCTATGCCCGCACAGTGTGTTCCATGACCGTGGTAATCTGTATAATGTCCGGATGGCATTGTTCCTGGTATTCCACTTTCTGCGTACCAATCGATTTCTTGTACTCTATTATTTCCATTTTCATCATAAAATTCCGGATGATCGGCTTGTATGCCACTGTCTTGAATTACAACGTCAACACCTTCTCCGTTTAAATTATAACTATATTCTCCAGTATTCTCTGTTGTTGCACTACCGTAAGGATTAGACTCACTAATACAACGTCTAAGGCCCCAGTTAACAAAGTCGCCGCTATCACTAGTTGTTTTAGTAAAATTTCCTGTTTGTACTGCATCAAAACCCATGTCAATATCATCACGTTGATCAGGAGGAATTTCAACTCCGTAAACTCTCGGATCATTACGTAATACGTTAGCTTCATCATCTGATAATTTATAATGACAAGAACGCAAGCTACCTGGACGACTGTTTAATATATCAACACGTCTAGTAGGAACAAATCCATCATCTTCACTAGCATTTTCGATTTGATCCCAAAATGCATCATAATCTACACCTCTATTTAAAATTACAATATATTCACGCTCACTCATTGTATTTCCTTATGTTGTTCCGTATATTGTTCCAGAATTACTTAATGTATAAGTATTACCACTATCATTTATTGCTGCGCCTCCGGAACCTCCTGTTGTACTATTCAGAGCTCCTGTGCCTGGTCCGCCGCCTGCTGCTCCCCAGCCTCCGCCGCCTGCGCCAATGGTATAAGTCGTTGCGCCTAATAATTCTTCAGCACCATCTCCGCCTGGGTTTCCACCACCGCCACCATCTGTAGCATTTGAAAAGCCCGATGTTGACAATGAACCTGCTACACCTGGTAAGATTCTACCTCCACCTTGGCCGCCTCCAGCGCCGCCTGCGCCTGCTGCAGTTACTCCACCAAAGTTAGTACCGCCTACTGCACCTACTGTACCTCCAGTTGCTCCTACAGGTCCATCTGCGGTGCCGCCTGCACCGCCTCCTGCACCGCCGCCGCCAGCAGAAGTACCATCTGTTTGTGTTCTTTCTGCACCTCCGCCGCCTCCTCCGGCAATAAATGCACCAGTTTCATTTAGAATAGTAACATTAGAAATACTAGAATTAATTTTAATAGCAGGACCGCCATTTTCAGCAACACTAGTATCTCCGCCTCGACCACCTTTGCCTATAACTTTACCGTTATTGATAATAGTACACGGAATGTCAACTGTCATTGCTGCTACACTAATATTATCTGACCAAATCCACCAGTCAGATGGTACGAATAAAGTTTCGCCAGAATTAATAAAATCACTTACTATTATTTCTTGTAGTGACGGATTTCCATTAATCATTGTAGGAGTAGCAACTGTTGCTAAATTAGTGCCTATTGATCCCCATATTGTACCATTATTAGTTAATGATGTAACACTTCCGTCAATTGCAGCACCGCCTGTGCCTCCATTATTACCACCTTGGGCAGCCCAGCCACCACCACCGCCACCCCAGCCATTGCTGCCAGGATTATTTGCGCTGCCACCGTCTCCGCCTCGATTACCAACACTATTAGCACCACCTGCGCCGCCAGTACCAGGAAGAACACGGCCACCACCACCGCCGCCGTGATAACCTCCCCACGTTGGACGAGGATCTGCATCATTACCGCCACCGCCTCCGGCGCCGCCGCCACTAGGTACACCGCCTGCAGATGGTCCAAGATTACCGCTGCCGCCTGGCTGTCCAAGTGAGCCTCCGTTAGGCGAATACCCAGGTACAAGACCGTCATATCTGCCTGCTCGTGATCCATTTCCGCCGCCTGCGCCACCGCCTCCAGCGCCGCCGCCTCCGCCGCCACCGCCAGCAATGTAAGAACCTGCACTATTAGTAATAGTGACATTAGTTACACCTGGATTAACTTTAATAGCAGGTCCACCGTTGACACTTTGAACGGCTCCGCCGCCGTCGCCTCCACGCCCAATAATATTTCCATCATTAATAATAGTGCAAGGAATATCAATAGTCATTGCAGCAACATTTGTATTATCTGACCAAACCCACCAACCAGAAGAAATTACAAGTGTTCCTCCTGAACTAATATAATCACTTACTATTATTTCTTTAAGAGAATTAATTCCATTAACTACCAAAGGTGTAGCAGCATTATCTAATGTTACTTGATTTGCTGCGCCATAAAAGTCACTGAAACTAATCTCGCCAGATGTAGGAATGTTTATATTTGCAACAGATTCAGGAACACGAGCACCTGCTCGATAATGTGCATTTATTCTCCAAGTTCCGGATCCTTGGAATTCAGTTCTGATTTGTGATGCTGAAATAGATCCCGAACTCTGAAGTGCCATTACACTGTTCCAAACGCTGTGATATCACCTGTTACTGTTAAATTTCCACTAGCATCAATTTTCATTTTGTTAACACCACCGGTAGCGAAATAAAGTGTACCACCAGATTCTGTTATTGTCCAGCCGCCTAAATTAACAACAGTAGTTGATACTTTTGCATCTAATGCAGTTTGTAGTCCAGTAACATCAGAAATTGCAGTTGGATGATAACCATCGTGATAAACTCTATTAGTCGAATTTGCACTATTAGATAATAATATATCAATATTACCACTAGTATCGTCTGCCATTTTTAACCATTGCTTACCGCCTGTAGGAGCTTGCAAGCCTGCAGTGTCTTCAGGTTCAGTAATATAGAATGCTTCACCTTCGGAAACTAATGCAACATCTATGCCTGTATCTGATGTATCGTTTAAATGAATAGTAGGTGAGGCAGTATTAATAGTTAAATTTCCTGTTAATGTTCCGCCTGTTAAATTTAATTTTAAAGCATCTGCAGTTTGATATGCACTAGTAATTGCTGTTTCTCTAGTATCAGTATATGTATTTGCATCTGTTTCTGCCTGATCTGCATATGTTTGATATGCACTAGTAATTGCTGTCTCACGTGCATCTACATATTGTTTAGTTGCAGCATGTAAATTTGCAGTTGGGTCTCCGCTTAATGTAAGTAGACCAGTCATTGTATCACCTGCTTTACTTACTTTAGTTGCAATATTGTTTGTAACAGTTGTAGCAAAGCTAGCATCATCGCCTAATGCTGCAGCTAGTTCATTTAGTGTATCCAGTGCAGCCGGAGCAGAATCGACAACACTTGCTACTTCTGCATCAACGTACTGTTTAGTTGCAGCATGTAAATTTGCTGTCGGGTCTGAATGTAATGTAAGGAATCCGGTCATCGTGTCACCGCTTACACTTACTTTTGTGTTATCAATTGTAACTGTTCCCATTACTTGCCATTGACTATCTTCATACACATCAAAACTATTAGTTGTTGTGTTATAAATCATATCTCCATTTGTAGCAATAAATGCATCACGTTCTGTTTGTGTCATTGATGCTAATTTAAATGGTGTATCTGCAATAACTACTCTGTTTTGTGCATCTAATACAAGATTGCCGCCGGCTGTGATACTTGTATCACCAGCACCACTGATGGTTAAACTTTTAACATTTAAGTCTAATCCGCCATCTTGAAAATCTTCAATTAATGATAGTGTACCTTCTCTATCAGGAAGTATAACATTTCTGTCTGCTGTTACACTTGTTGCTTGTAGTTTAATTTCAAAATCGTCAGGTGCAGTGCCTTCAAAAATTAATTTAGTTCCTTGACTAATCCAAATATGATCCGTAGGATAAAGTGCAATATCTGTATCACTTTTTATTTCTAAGTCGGTGCCATTACCACCTGTTATACCGTTTGGAAATCTTGTTTCGTTTGCCATTTTGTTATCTCCGTATTATACATATTTATTCTATAATAGCCATAAAAAAACAGGCTCCGAAAAGCCTGTTTTATTTTTAAAATAGTAACTAACTATTATGCGAATGCAAGTTGGTTAGTTGTAACAGCAATTTTGCTTAGATAGTCAGCTGCATTACCAAGTGATGATGCTTGGTTTGATAGCTCAACGTAGCCATAACGTGTCATAAATGATACTGTTGGCTCGAATGTTGCTGGATCTAGCACTGTGCCTGATGACATTAGTGGGATATATGGGCAATAGAACGCTGCTGCGTCTGTTTCTGTTGAACCTTTGTATCCTACTAGGATTGTGTCGTCTGCTGCGTACTGGTTTACATATACACGCATTGTGCCGTTTAATGTACCAACGAATTTTGTGTTTGTTGGTGCTTCAAATGGACCTTCTGTTGTACGTGCAAACGCTGATGTTGTCGCTGATTGTAGTACTGTTAGCATTGTTGGTGAAACAATTGCCCAGTTACCTGCGCCACGACGTGTACGTGCTGCAATTAGGTTTGCGTTTTTGTTGATTAGAACTGCAAGTGCTGCATGTTCGTCACCTACGTATGTCGCTGTACCTGATACTGCTGATTGATCATATGTGTCAGCTGCAGTACCTGCTAGTGAACTTAGAGAAGCAATGATCTCTTGGTCGATTTCAGCAGTAATTTCTTGTGCAAGTGCTTGCATGATTTCTGCTTCAACGTCTAGACCGTGCATTGACTGTGCGTCTTGCGCTGCTTCAAATGTCCAACGTGCTGATAGCTTACGTGTTTTAGCTTCAACAGTTTGCTTGAGTACTTGAATACTCATTTTGCGTCCTGCTTCACCTTCTAGTGATGCAGTTGCATCTGCTGTTGCTGATGATGCGTTACCTGAGTAACCTGTTGCGATTGCGAATGGGCTTAGTGCTTCATCGCCTGCTGTCGCTGTGCCTGCTGTTTCTGCATAACGTACACGTAGTGTGTGAATCTGACCTACTGGTCCTGTCATTGGCTGAACACCAACGATTTCGTTTGCAATAACTGTTGGCATAACACGACGAATCACTGGAAGAATAACTTTGTTAAGTGTTGCAATGTTACCTGATTGAGTTGCACCAGCTGTAGCAGATTCTGCTAAGTAACGCTTAGTGTTCTCAAGTGTTGATTCCATCACTTGCTTTTTTGTTCCAGTTAGACCGTCGGTTAGTGCTTCTTTGGTTGCATTCCAATTTTCAAATAATGCGTCCATAATCGGTCTCCTTAACTTATACCGGCTAATTTGCGAAGGTTAACAATGTTGTCATCAACATTTGCTTCTGCTGTTTTTCCCCCAGTGACTTCTTTAGTAGATTCACTAAGTACCTTCTTTTCTTTTAATGGTTTAGCATCTTCCTTCAATACTGATGGTAGATACTTATTGAATGCATTCTGCAAGTCTGCTGTTTTAGTAGACTCTAGTAGTGCACCCATTATTTCTTTTTGTTGCTTTGAAAGTGGTGCCATCATTTCGTTGAGGGCAGTTTTACGTTCTGCTTTATCTGCTTCAATACGTGCTTTACGTGCTGATTCAGTTAGCTGAACTTCTTTCTCTGCAACGGCTTTGTTTGCTTCATCAAGTTGTGCTTTTAGCTTGTCCATTGATTTGTTTAGTTTTGCAACTTCTGTACCTTCATTAAGGTAGCTGCTCATAAACTCTGCTGCAAATGTTTCAAAAATCTTACGTCCAAATGTATTTTCTTTAGCAACTTGGATGTCTTCTTTTAGTGTTGTAAGTTCTTTCTTAATAGTATTTTCAAGAATTCCTTCAACTTTAGTTGCAGCACTTTCAATAAACTTACGTTTTGTACTCTCGATAGCTTCTTTGCCTTCTTTAATCAATTTGACTTTTGCTTCAACTAGTGAGCGTTTGTCTTCATGAAACTCGTTGAGCTCTTTTGTAAGTTGTTCAAGTACAAAGCCCTCTAATTGAGCCATGTTCTTGTCTTGTGCCTCACGGTCTTCGCGAAGTTCATTAATTTCTTTGCGAAGTGTTTCCATCACAAACTCGTCAAGTACATTTGCATGTTCTGACATATGCTTGCGATAAGCAACACGATCTTCTGCTACTTTAGCTTTGTCTGCTTGGAACTCTTCAAGTTCTTTTGCAATAACTTCGCCAATCATTGTGTCCATTGCTTCTACGATCTGCGCTTTGTCATTTTCATAACGTTCCGCAAATTCTTCACGTAGTTCTGCTGCAACTTCTTCACGTAGTTCAGTTTGCTTGGTTTCCCACGCTTCACTGATTGAAGATCTAACCTCTTCGGAGAGCGCACCTGAGCTTAATAGTTCATCTATTGAGTGAGCCATATTAATCTCTCCTATACTTCAGGTTGTTTATAAATTGTGTCACCTCTTCCTGGAGATAACGTTGTGCTCTGTCGTCGTGCTTAACAGCTGAAGCAACATCCATCAGTACATTACCCCTTCTATGATTCATAATTCTTTCATAGATTGGATCGGGATAAGCATCTGGAGCACTTGGATTGGCAACAATGTCTACGGTAATGATTTCAAAATCTTTAACATGACCGCTTTCATTTACGTTGCCACTGCCTCTGCTTGACACGCCTAGTTTGACACCGCTTTCCAATAGGGTTTTACAAATGTTTCCCATTGGAGTCGGAAGTATTTTCAGTTTGCCAATACCGTTGTTACCATCAATATCCATCTCTGTAATCATGTGTGACACACGATCAAGATTAATATTAAGGTCGTCTGGGTGATCAGCTTCACCTAAAACACTAAATCCTTTTTTAATTTTTTCATTGATTGCTTTAACTGCAGTATGAATTTCTTTAGCAGGATAAATTCTATTGTTTTGGTTACGTACATCACCTTCGATAAAGATACCTTTCATATATAGGCTTTTGCCACCGTCAGATTCTTCAATCGCTTCGGTGACAATATTAGCCTGATTATATGTTAAGTGCTCTTGTAAAGACTTATACATAACTTACTTCATTTCTCTTTTTGGTTTTGGTGCTGGCTTTGGGTCGCCTGCATCTTCTGGTCCTGTTACACCCATGTCTTTAGCTGCTGGTGCTTTTGGACTTTTTTCTTCTGAGCCTGCCATGTCAACTGCTTTACCACCCATGTCATTTTTACCTGCAACTGGTGATGCGCCGCTGTCTGTATTGTCTGGCATGCTTACGTTAACTTTTGATAGCTCTACGCCTTCTTCTAGACCGTCGAACTCTTCTTCTAGTTCTTCATCGTCTGAATCGTCGTCTGCTGCTTCGAACGCAATTTCTTCTTCCATTTCTGGTTCTTCTTCTGCTGGTTCGTCGCCCATCATGTCTGCAAATGCTGCACGTAGTTCTGCGATTGCATCTTCAACGTTTGCCATTGCTTCTTCTGCTTCTGGTGCTTCTTCTTCGCCTTCGTCGTCCATGTCCATTGCCATGTCCATTTCAGCGTCATCTGCATCCATGTCTTCTTCGTCTTCGTCTTCGCCGAAAACTTCTTCTGCGTCGATTTCATCTTCAGCTGACTCGATGTCATCTAAAAAATCTTCTTCTGCATCATATGAATCAATTGCTTCTTCAACTTCTTCTTCTGATACATTGTATGTTTCGTCTAAGTCTTCTTCTTGAATATCTTCTTCTACTGACTCATCACTTTCTGAAAGTGCTGACCAGTGATTTTTTGCTTTTTCAACAAAAATGTCGTGTAGAAGATCAGATGCCTTCTCACGCTCTTCATTTACAAGATACTCAAGGACTTTAACTAGTGAATCCTTGTGATTGCTCATTATATATCTCCTTAAAATATTTTCAGGCTTACCATGACTGGTTTACAGTTATTATTTAGTAACCAAGACGTTTTACCAGGTAAAAAGGGTGTAAAAACGGTACTTTTTGACTAATTGTCAAAGATAAGTATATATTACACTGAATTATTCGGTAGGTGCACGGTAGATTTGCTGTACTTTTTCTAGTCTACTAGCATGTTCTACTTTATGAATCTCACGTTGTTTACGTAATCTATTAAGATGTTTCAGTGTTAATCTGCTACGTCTAACATCGTTAATATCACGATTGCTGTATTCATCGTCTTGTGCTTCGTAGTATTCTCTTAAAAATTCTCCACTACGCATTATACTTCTCCCCCAGGCGCTGCAGGTGTTGTTGCATTCTCTGAACCTGTAATTGGCGAGTCGCCGCTTTCAGTATCGCCTGCTTCTAAATCTCCCATGTCAGGAACACCTTCTCCGTTGTCTACATCAAATCCTCTAACACCAACACTACCCAGTCCTGGCATTCCGTCGGCATCGGGTGATGTTCCTGATTTATTTTCTTCTAACCATAGACGTTCATTTTCTAAAATCTCATCTTCAGTTAACCCTAAGTACTTGCTTAAAATAAAGCGTCTACTTAGATACGGTGATCCTTCTAAGCCGCCAAATACATTAGCACGGGCAGCATGTATTTCGATTTCTTTATACTGACTAAAGCTCTGTGGCTCTACAAATTGTATATTGAAAATACTAGTATCAATTGTAATTCCTCTGTTCTTTAAGAACAGTTTAAACTCTTTGTCAAATGTTGGCGCAATAATTTTTTGCAGTCTTTGACAGTACTGATTGAATCTATATTCTTGAATAAACGCTGTGCCTACACGACCGTCTACATGTGTTGCTGTTCCATCTTCCGGTCCGGTTGGTAAGTAGCTGCTTGGAACACGCAGTGCTCTTAGCATTTTATTTGTAAAGTAACGCAAGTCATCAATCTGTCCCAAGTTCTCGCCACCTGGTAGTACTTCAACTTTTGAACCTCTACCTTCTGCAGTTTGTGCAAAAAAGTAGTCTTCCATAATACTCAACGGGTTATATGCAGCATCCATAATAGTTGTGCCGCCGCCGGTTTTACTTGGAATACGCTTTTGATGAATTTCGTTTTTAACACGCTCAACAAAGCCCATTGCTTTGTTTGCTGGCATGTTACCTACGTCTACATAAAATACTCTACGTTCTGGTGCACGTTGCACACGGTAGATAATGATACTATCTTCTAACAGTTCTTTTTGTTTGTAAGTTTTAAAGATTGGATCAAGTATACTTGCACCAAACGGATAGTCACTGTCCATACCTTCTGTAAGTGCTGCATGGATAACATGTGTTGCATCTACGTTGTATTCTTGAATGTTTCCTACACCACTGTTAGCGTAGTTGCCTGAGCCTGCACCATAACCGTTACGGTCAATAGTGTTACCACGCATCATACTATTAACAGTACTGTAAGTATTAGCATGTTGTACAGGCTCACTTACAGTTTTTGTTTTCATGTTTAAGTCTAAGTTTTTAACTATGTATTGCTCTGGCTCTTTGCCTTCCGCTTCATTGATAATAACTTTAGTAACGTCAACAGGGTTAACATAATATAACTCCCATGTTTCTGGATCACGAATGAAAAACTGATCGCCATACTTTACAGCATTGCGGAATGTTTTAAATAATCGTCTGTCCCAGTCTTGCAAGTTACACCACTGACGAAGTGATTGCTCTAAAATTTTAGCTTCACTTTCAGTAGTATCACCTACATAATCAATTGCAAACGGTAAATTGTTTGTTTCGTCTAATTGTGTGCTAAACTCAGCAATAATATCAAGGGCAGCATTGATTTCACTGTCCATGTCCATCTGGTCATACTGTGCATATCTTTCAACACGGTTAGGTTGACCGCTGTATACTTCAGGTAACCAGCTTTGGAAACGGCTAGCACTGCTAGGTTTCATCTCAGAATTTTGTCCCTGATATACAGTAAAATGTTTTTTCCAACTCATAAGAATACTCTTTTTTCTATTATACTATATTTATCGAAGTTGTCAAGTGTTTTAATCAGTGCTTGGATTCAACGATGGCAGAATTGTGTTGAGCCTTGCGATAGCAGTAGCTAGTGCCTGATTTATGCTAGCCCCGTTATCGATAGAGTTTTTAATGTCAGTAGACATATTTGCCCATGTCTCTAAAAAACCATCAAACATGCCTGCCAATGGATTAGTTTGAATCGGATCACCATTTTCATCGTATCCAGTTATTTCATTTTCTCCAAACATGTTTTTTATTACTTCTTGTAGTTCGGGCCCAAGTTCATCTCCTTCCAAGCCTAATGCAAGTAGTCTTAATTGTGCTGCTCCAGGAAGTCCAAGTGCTCCGAGTATGCTTGCCATGAATGCAACATTTTCACCTTGGGCTGCACTTTGATTTTCTCTTAATAATCCTAACAGACCTTGTGCACCAGATAACATCGTAGTTGTTTCTGTCATAAAGCTAACTGCATCCCTAAAGCCATCCGATGACGGCAAGTCTGCAAGAGCTCTAACAAATTTTGGAAATTCGTTACCAGTAATGTCCATGTCAAACGCTTCTGTAATTTCTTCCATTAGTGTAGTTCTCAGTGTTGCTGCAAATTTTCCCATTTCTGCCGCTGTACCAGACAGTGCTAACTGTCCGGCTTCTGCTGCTTCTGTCATTTTAAGTGCAGTTTCATTTAATTTTTCAACACTTCCAGCAAGTGTATCTGATCCGCTGCTAACAGATTCTAATCTAGCTTGTAGTAAAGCTGTTGCACCGTTGATACCAGCTCTACTTGCTCGTATTACACTTTCCGAAGGAGTCAATTCTTTAAATTGATTTGCTAGTTGATCTGCAGTCCCTTTTAGAGTCTGTGGATCAGCACCAGCTAAAATCATTTGTTGCATTTGTTCTAATGCCCCACGAAGATCAATTCCTTCAGCCTGAGCGAATGCAGCAAATTCAGAAAATCCTTCATTCATTGAATCCATCGGTAGTCCGGCTAGTAAGTTACTCATTGCTGTATCTAACATTGGTCCTGCACTACCACCAAGTTGTGTTAATCCTTCGATAGCACTGTTAGCTGCTACCCGTTGTTTTTCATTTAGTCTGGCTAGCATTGCGGCATTAGTTGCATCTTGTCTAAAGTTTTGACTTGCTTTGATTCTGTCTTGTATATCTTGTCCAGTTAAACTAGCCATTTGCTCATTTAACAATAGCTGATTTTTAATACTTGCAACCATATCAGCTTGTGCAGTAGCAGATGACATATCTGTTTGTAACATACCACGTCTAATTTCTGCTTCGTCTGCAAGTAGCCTTGCCATTTCTTTACTGTTCAGTCCAAAGTAACCGAATTCTTTAATACCGTTTCTTAGTTGAGATGTTAATGATAAAAAGTTTTTAGCACCGGTTGTTGTATTATCACCTAATGCTCTGATTGCAATACCTGTTTGTCCTGTAATTTCACCAAACTGTTCTAAACTTAATCCAATCTCAGATGACTTAGTTTTAAATTCTTCTAAATCTTCTGCATAACCTGTGCCAACTCTGCGCAAGTTAGACATAGAATTACCAAACTCTTCAAAAATACCAAACAAAGTTCCTAACTGTGCACCCATTGCACCCAAACCAAGAGATCCTAGCATCTCTTCTGCCATAGTAGAACCTTTTTCGTCTCCAGCACTACTAGTAAGTCTATTAAAAACTCCGCCTGTAGAAGAAACAACTCGGCCACCTGCAGTTGCTACACCGCCAAATGCTCCACGCATTTTGCCAAACATACTGCCTAATCTGCTGTCAGATTTTCTACCTTCGTCTTGGATTGCTCTTATAAGTTTATCAGTGTTTTTATTTTCTGTTTGTATTTCTTTTTGTACATCTGCACCTAGTCGTTGTGCAATAGACGACAATAATGCAGACTGTTTAGCAGATTCTGTATACAAATCTCTAAGAGTTGCTTCAGACGCAAGATCCGAAACATCTACTGTAACACTTTGTCCACCGAATGGTATTGTGACTGTTGCCATTAACTACTCACTTAATTCTGATAAATAAACTTATAAGTTATACTACTATTTATAGGATAAATCATGAGCGATCCGCTATCACACTTTTACAGAAACAAAGAAATCTTTGTAAAACTGCCCAGTAAAGGGCATTGGTACAAACAAAAACCCAATTTGACCGACGATTTTGAAATTGGAATATATCCAATGAGTGTAAAAGACGAAGTTTTATTTAAAATTCCTGACACATTATATAACGGAGATGCAATTTTTGAAGTTATAAAAAGTATTGCTCCAGACATTATCGACCCATATGAAATTTGTCTAGTAGACGTTGATGTACTGTTAATTGCTAGTCGAATTAATCAAAATGATGGAGAAATGAACGTAATTGCCGGATGTCCGCACTGCAAAAAGACAAACGAATATGGTGTTGATTTAGAAAGTATACTATCACAAGTAAAGCATATACCAACACAACCAGTAGAGTTAGAATTACAAAACGGATTACGTATTACATTTAAACCAAACACACTTGCTAGTGTTAATGCTAGTCATATTATGAATACAGAAAGTGTAAGAATTGCAGCGCAAATTACAGATGATACAGATCCTGCATATGCAAAAGAATTATTCAGATCTAGTTTAGAAAAAACAACAGGAGCAACTATTGTTGTACTAGCAGATGCAATCGAAAATATCACCACGCCTGACGGTACAGTAGTTGATAACATGGAAAGCATAACAAATTGGCTTTCAAATACAGATTCAGCAACAATAGAAATTATAAAGAAACACAGTTCTGTTCTTAACAATGCAGGAATGCAAAAAGAATTTACATTTGTATGCAGTAACGAAGACTGCGGAGAATCGTTCGAAGCACCTTTGGAATATAACCCAGCTTTTTTTTTCACCAGCAACTTAGACAAGCACGAGACATAAAAACTGTAATCAATACAGTTAAAGATAATGCTAAAAAATTTAGAAAAACAATTTTTGATTTAGTGCTTTATAGTGAAGGTAATTTTACAATGAATGATGTTTGGGGAATGCCTATGTATTATTTCAATGAAATTGTTGAAGCAATGTCATCTAAAGCAGAAAGACAAAAGCAAGCATTATCTAAAAAGTCTAATACTCAAACATTTTAATTCGAAGAGCTAAAGCTCATCGTCAAACTCATTTGCATTCGTTTGAACTTTCTTCTTCTTATGATTTAGTTATTACCTTGGATTCAGTCGCACTTAGCCTTGTTACGGCTAAGCACAAAAAAATAACCAGAGCATTACCCCGGAAACAGACGCACCGTTATAGCGAAACCTTTTCAGGCAGAGGCGGTTGTGCGGTACCCCTTTACACGCTGCTTTCAACGCAAGCTACTAAGTTGCAATAACGGCTACTAACTTAGCATTACTCCCAGGTTACAATGGCGCAGTAGAGCCTGGTCTTTTGG